AACCAGTACTTTTGAACTTCATCAGAGACGAACTGACACAAGCCGATGTCCCTGTACATAAAAGAATTGCTGTCGGCGGACCCAACGCTGAGCCAAATCTTAGAGACATGAACATGCAGGATATCCCTTATGCTAGAGAGAATATGCACCTGGCGCAACAGACCTCGGTGGTCGATGCCATCTTCCGCCAGCCAGATGAAGCATTAGGAGATCGTGGTTTGATAGTGAATTTGGAAATATTCGATGTTCCCCCAATGGAAGACTGGTCTTGGCACACTCTAACCGAGGCCACGCGCGAACAATTCACTAACATTGACCCCCTGCATAACTCGTACTTCGACGGCTAATACGTAGCCATCGACGCCAACAATCGCTTTAGGATAGCTTAGTCGCACAATCCCACGCCCTGGGAGCAGTTCCCCTGGATCATACGGGAGCGTAAGTAACGTCGCTGGCAGACGGGCGATCCCAACGGAATGGGCGACGTCAACCAAATCGTCCCCCTAGCGATGTTTGTTCAGGAGATGCAGTATTTTGCCTAGTGTAAACTGAGGGACCAGACACGTGGTCAAATCAGAGCGGTACCGTAATTCCGCTGCACCCACTGGAATCACCGAACATGGTATGCAATCGAGTAGCTGACAAGATTGCTGTGGGAGATATTCCAAATAATACTGCTAACATCTTCTGAAGAGACGCACTCAACGTATGAGAAGACAGCAATCATGGACACATCGGGCACAAACCTCGCCGGAGCATGCGCACTATCCCTGCTGGTATGGTTCTACGTACACTTGAGAGACTCCCTACAATGTTTCGACTTAATTCAAGACGTCGAACGCGCGGTGTAACACAAAGAGACACCAATGGGCTCTCAGTAATAGTGCTTCCATGCCCCCAACTACCGGCGATGGCTCAACCCCGCAGAGCTTGAAGAACTACCTGAATTCACCGAACAGGACTTCGAAGACCTCTGGATAGTCTGGGACGGCCTAACCCTTCGCCGCATGACGACTCCGGAGAAGCTTCAAGCTCGATTGCCGGGCGTGCCAGTAAACTACTAGAGTCTGAACACCTCACTGACCTTAGTAAGATGGCGCATGTTTCAAGCTCTTTTCGCAACAAACTCCGAGTTCCTACACTCCGACAACCTCGAACGCCAACAAGTCACAGTTTCGTGGGTATAAAACCGCCAGAAGCAAGTGATGTCGGGCATGTAAACTTCATGCTTCACTAGCGGCTCCGAAGAAGAAAAACTCTTCTGGAAAGTCAAAATGATGGGCAAAGAAGACACCCCCACAACCTACACTCTCACGACGCGCACACCAACTGGACGCGTTGCGACTCTGGTGATCAACACGAAACCGATTCAAAAAGGAAGGCGCAGTCGGATGAAAATTTGTGCCCACGCAATATTGGTGGTAACACGTCCGTCGACTATCGAGGAGCGCACAATCAATGTGATTAGGAACCCTCAACAAATGCTCCACGTCTGGCTAGACAGACAAGGTGAGCCCCACGTAACTCCTACGGTCCAAATCGATGATGAAG